TTAGTAGTAATAGGGAGTACAACTCGTCGTGAGACGCTTGGAAACCGACTTTACACACACTACACACAGGAGAATTAATATGGTATCCCCATTTGAACTACGCTTTTCTATTTTTAACACTGCTAAAGATCTGATGATCAAGCAACACGAAGCCAACTTGGCAGCGTGGGAAGTGGTAAACAAGACAACCAAAGAAGCTGCTGAATTAGCACCAGCCTTCCCAACAACTGAAGAGATCATTGACAAAGCAATTGAAATCAATACTTTTATCAGTGGCACTTACACAAAAGAACTAACCAATGTAGCCAAGAAATTGGCTGGCGTTTCAGTAATATTTTAAAAAGTAACGCCGCGAACGGTAGGCATACCTGTCTTGCTCCATCAAGACTAGCGGCACCAATAAGAGCATGGAGGCTCAAATGAAAACATGTTTTAAATGTAAAGAAACAAAATCAACTGATCAATTTTTTAAGCATTTTGCAACAAAAGATGGTTTTCATAGTTGGTGTAAAATATGTTGCAATGTTGGAAATAGTAAATCTAGAGATAAGTTAAATTCTACTATTGAAGGACGTGCAAAAATATTTTTACAAAACGCAAGAAAAAGCGCAATTAAAAGAAAACAAATTTTTGATTTAGAAATCAAAGATATAGTAGATTGTTGGAACAATCAAGAACAAACATGTGCGTATTCTGGCAGAGCAATGACGTTAAAACATGGTGAATTAAATACTGTATCAATTGAAAGAATAGATAGCAGCATAGGATATACCAAGGACAATACAATTTTAGTTTGCAACGCAGTAAATAGAATGAAATCTAATTTTAATTTATCTGATTTTGTTTGTTTTTGTAAAGACATTTCAAAATTTTTAAAAGGGACAGTATAATGGCTGCGGCAAAAGGTTTATACTATAATATTCATCAAAAACAAGAACGCATCAAAGCTGGCTCTGGCGAAAAGATGCGCAAGCCGGGCGCCAAAGGTGCTCCAACAGCCAAAGCATTTAAACAATCAGCAAAGACTGCGAAGACCAAATGAAAGACTTCAAAAAGATGCCTAAAATGGCATGTGGCGGTAAAGTTAAAAAATACGCTGACGGTGGCGACGTTGATTTAGATGCCTATGTCCGTAAAACAACAGGTTTGCCTGCTTCTAAAAATACCGCGGCAACACCGTCTGCTGCTGTAAAAAGAAATGTAGGTCCTACCCCGAATATTAATGATGTTGTCCGTAAAAGTATGGGCATGGCAAAAAAATATGACGATGTACCTGAACCGAGTACATCTATTCCAAAATACACAGGCCCTGAAGTAAACGTAAATGATTTAATAAAAAGCCGACTGAAACGCGGTGGCAAAGTAAAACGCGGTGGTAAAGTTAAAAAGTAATGGCAACCAAAAAGAATCCTTCCTTATCTATTGGTCGTGGTGAAAAGCTACCAGCCTCTCAGGGTGCTGGACTGACAGCCAAGGGTCGCGCCAAATACAACGCAGCAACAGGTTCAAACCTCAAGGCGCCACAGCCAGAAGGTGGTCCCCGTAAGAAATCATTTTGCGCCCGCATGTCTGGCGTACCTGGTCCTATGAAGGATGAGAACGGTAAGCCGACACGCAAGGCAGCAGCACTAAAAAGGTGGAAGTGTGGCAGCTAAACAAAAGAAAACCTTTACCAAAGAGATGGCCTCGATCATCTTAGAACTTGGTAAGCAAGGTGCGTCCCAAAAAGCCATGTATGCCGCTGTTGGCATTAGTAAAGACACCGCGGCTAAGTGGAAAGAAGAGAACCCAGAGTTTAAAGAAGTTATGTCTATGGCCACAACACATGGTCAGGCATTTTGGGAAAACATGATGCTATCAAACATTGACAACCGAGCATTTAATTCCCGAGTTGCTGAAATAGCGTTGCGGGGCCAGTATCCCGATGACTACAAAGATCGTCAGGAAATAAAATCTAATGTAAAACAAGAAGTTACGGTCAATTACCAGCAAGAGATCGCAGATTTGATTGCCGCCCTAAAAGACTAACAAAATATTTTTTCAGTTTTTATCAAAAAAGGACTCTTCGGGGTCCTTTTTTGCGTATTAGTAAATATACGATAAACTGAATTGAAAGAATAAGATGACTGCCCACGCCCTTTTAAGCGCTTCAGGCTCAAAACGCTGGCTAACATGCACACCCAGCGCCCGCCTAGAAGCCACCCTCCCAGATCCAAAACGAGCTAGTAACGCCTTTGATTTCAGTCAGGAAGGCACAACCGCCCATTCCCTTGGAGAAATTAAGCTACGTCATTATTATGAACAAATTGGAACAGAAGAATATGAAGAAGAATATGCAAAAATTAAAGCAACACCCTATTACGATGACGACTTCGAGGCTAACGTCGATAATTACGTTCTATATGTTCGCAGCCAAATCGGCGAAGGCGATACCCCGTTATTTGAGCAGCGTGTGGACTTCTCTGACTGGGTACCTGACGGCTTTGGTACTGCAGACGTCGTTATACTTTCAAAACATTCAATCCGAATTTGTGACCTCAAATTTGGCAAAGGCGTCCCCGTCTCAGCGCAGGATAACCCCCAGCTTAGACTCTATGCCCTCGGTGCGTACAGCAAGTTCAAAGAAGAATACCCAGACATCAAAGAAGTCAGTTACACGATCCACCAGCCTCGCCTTGATAGCATCTCTACCGACAGCACAACGATCACAAAGCTCCTCGACTGGGCAAACACCTACATCAAAAAGCAAGCCAAAAAAGCGTGGGCAGGCACCGGCGAGTTCATCCCAGGCGACCACTGCCAGTTCTGCAAAGCCAAAGCGCAGTGCAGGGCGCGCTCGGACTTCATCAACGAAATAGCCAAATTAGAATTTAGACCAGCCCCGTTACTAGACGAAGAAGAAATGAGTTTAGTACTTGGCAGAGCTCAAGATTTACGTACTTGGGTGAACGATGTAGAAGAATACGCTTTGGATAAAGCCATTGAGCAAAACGTTATACCACCAGGCTACAAACTGTCTACATCAGTAACCCACCGCAAGATTAGCGACCATGCTTTGGCTGCGGTAGTGTTGACAGAAAAGGGCATGAACGAAGAGGTAATCTGGGAGCCGCGTAAACTCAAGTCTATTGCTGCCTTGGAAAAGCTAGGACCTAAAGGCCAGGTGACAGCTTGGTTAGGTGACTTAGTATTGCGCCCAGAAGGATCACCCAAATTAGTCCGCGTTAAAACGGATGCCAAGGAGGACTTCGCATGAGTACTTGGCTAATCGCAGCGATGGGTGTGGTGTATTTTATTGTAGCAATAGATCAATTTGTGAAAGGTGGAGTGGGTACTGGCATCATGTTCCTTGGCTATGCCATGGGTAACGTGGGGCTTGTCATGGTAGCAAAATAATAACGATAAGAGGTGTCCATGAAAGTACAATGTTATAACTCAGAATTTGAAGTACCAGATATTTTAATTGCCAAATTCACCAAAGATTTTGATGGTCTTCCTGGCAGTGGTATGTTTGAAGAAGTCAATCAGATTCGTAGTGCAATTTATGAAGTGGTTGATTTAGTTGCAGAAGACCCAGATATTTTAGATGAGCCAGACTACCGGTCAGACTTCATTCGGGCTTTGGCAATCAAGCAAGCGTTAGCCACACATGGCATTTTGTACGATTCATAATTATTTCATATTGTGAAATATTAACAGTGCGATTTGCGTATAAGTAACATTAGTAAAGGGTAGACGATACAGCCCCTATTGAAGTCTGTATCTAACGTTTAAAAAGGTAATATCATGACTCAACCAACTAAAGTAAAAATCGTTACTGGTAAAGTACGTTTCTCTTACGCCAATGTGTTCCAACCTAAAGCATCAGTAGAGGGTGGCACTCCGAAGTATTCCGTATCCATCATCATCCCTAAGTCTGACAAAGAAACCATTGCCAAAATTACCAAGGCATTTGAAGACACTAAGGCTGGCGCAGCTGCCTACTTTGGTGGCTCGGTTCCTAAAGGCCTTAAAGGTGGTTTGCGTGACGGTGACGAAGAGAAAGACGACGCAGCATATGCTGGCTCTTACTTTATCAACGCTAACTCAGCACAAAAGCCTGGCGTAGTAGACCAAGACCTCAATCCAATTATGGATATGAATGAGTTCTACAGCGGTTGCTATGGTCGTGCATCCATCACATTTTATCCATACAACGCACAAGGCTCAAAAGGTATTGCTTGCGGTTTGAACAACGTTCAGAAGTTGGAAGATGGTGAGAAGTTAGGCGGCGCAACATCCGCAGCAGCAGATTTCGCAGTATAAGTAGTTTAGTAGTACAGCAGTAACGAGGGAAGTGTCATAGAAACTGTGACCTTCCCTTTTTCATCAACCCATAATACAGAGAATAATAAATGGATCAG